TCTGTATCAAACCAAGAGCTACCAAAAACTGTTGTTACACCATACGGGGTAAACTTAGACATTTCAGCAGCTTTGTTTGCTACATTCATTTGTGCATTAGCAGCATCTTTAGCTGCATTGCTTCCGATAAGTGCTCCACCGATACTTGCCGCTGCACCTAACCAATCTGACCACGCCATATTAACTCCTAGTACCTAATGTAGTATTCTGTACCAGCATCTGATGTGATGTTTGGCACGTTAAATGTTGTTGCACCGTCACCAGCACCAAAGGTGGTACCAACAACTGCAAAGAGGTCAGGGTAACCAGCACGACTAACAGCACTACCATCAGCTACCAAGTAGCCAGCAGGCGTGGGACTACCAAACGCCATAAGGATAAGGGCACCCACTGGTAACAGTGTATCCAGCTCACCCTGTACAAAGGCTGTAGTAGCAATCTGCGTAGTGTTAGTTCCACTAGAGGCTGTAGGGGCCAAAGGAACTCCCGTAAATGTAGGGGAAGCCTTATCCGCCTTAGTTGCTATAGTTGTTTCCAACTCTGCAAATTCATCGTTAAGCTCTGTACCCTTGACAATCTTAGCAGGGTTACCACTAACCAGTGCATCCTTCGCTGCAAAGTCTGTAAGCTTTACATAATCACTCATAGTATTCTACCTTCTTTCACGAATACATCTAATCTCTGTATTGACAACTCTTCACCGTTAATGGTAGCTTCAATACCCATCTGTATAACATTTCCGTCACCACCCATAGGGGCTCTGATCTGATCCACCAACGTACCTGTCGAGAACTCAGCCAACCCATACTCAGCTATCCCATACTCATAGTTAGAGAGGTTAGCTAAGGTAGCAGGGTACGACCTGTAACTGTTGAAGTAGTCAAAGCCAGCTTTCAGTGTAAGGCTCTGGTTGTTACCACCGATAACTGTTGTCGTTAGACGCTTCAGTATCTTAAGTTTACTTGGGTCATCAAAGTCAAAGTAGTTGGTAAAGTATTTCATTACGTAGGCTGTACCATTGTCAGTGTAACCTGCATACTTACCTAGCCCATCCTCTCGTGTGAACATAATGTCTGTACCCACACGGAACATATTAGACTGATGTTGCTGGTCCCACATGGTAACCCTAGAGCTTCCATCCTGTAACGCACCACGTTTGTCGAAGCAGTATATCCGCTCAAACTCTGGGAAGTACAGGAGGTAGAAAGCATTAATCTCTGAGTACACAGAGCGTATCTGAGTTGGGTCACTCTGGCTGAGAATGTTAACCAAGTCATCACGAATGTTACGAGACATGTCGTTCATTGGCTGACTCTTCTCTTGAATCAATCGTGCCAAGCTACGTAAGCCAGTGTTAGACAGGAATACAATGTCAGTACCTGTGTTCTGTACACTGTCACGAGCTACACAACCAACATTACGGATAACCTCCACCAGACGCATATTAACAGGGTCTAGCACCTTGTCTGCATCTGTGTCACCGAATATTACGATGTTGTTCTTACAGAATACAATCAAACGTCCTACGTGAGCACCTAGAGCTACAATCTCATCGTTACCCCGTACAAGGATAGAGGAGAGGTCGATGCTACCAGCAGTGCCTGAATCGAAGTTGGTCCCATCTAGGAGGTCCGACCAGTACACTGTCGTCTTATTAGTGTCTGTATCAGCAAGCCACAATCTACCGTATGCACCTAAACAGGTGTTAGCTAGAGGTGGTGACGCTGTTGCACCTGCTGTGCTTAAATCCTCAAAAGTGTCGCCCACTGGGTCATAGTAACGAGGCTCCTCACCACGCTGTACAAAGAAAGCTTTGTCGTTAAGACTTGTGCTGTCAAAGTTAGCAGAGGTGAAGGCTGTTGAGTTATCAGTAGGAGCTGTTAGGGTTGTTGTTCCTGTGTAGAATGTTGTGTCATTCCACGTAATCACTGTGGTGGTACCATCTATGTCGATGAACTCATGCCCACCTTTTAGGTCGGTACCTGTACCACCTGTAGTTGTAACGTACTCCCAACCTTTACGACTACCAAGCCTACCGAATCTATCTATAATACAATTATCAGCCTGTAGAGCAAAACCAGCCGCTAGGGTAACACTACTTTCCTGTAGGTTAAGCCCATAGAAGCCGGGAGCTGCTACACTCGCTGAGAGTAGTTGCTTAGCCATTATACCTCCTGCCACAGAATCTCTTCTGGGTGTTTAGAAGCGTCCAAACTAATTGCATCTGCAAGGGAACGTTGTGCTGTAGCATATGCACTAGAGGAGGCAATACCCCCGTCTTCACCACGCTCCTCAATCGCCTTAGCAAAAGCAAGCTGAGAAACTACATGATTTGGGACATACACCTCATCACCATCATTTGCTAGGTCCGGGGTACGTAACACAAGGTTGATACGAACTAAATACTCTGCATCAGGCTTAGGGTAAAACTCCATAATGGTGTCACCAAAAGCATCCTGTCCGTTGAAGCTGTAGTATAGGGGAGCACCCTCTTCCACTGCATCAGGTAGCAGGTATTGCTTTGTAAACCACTCTGCTGAGCGATACTGCATCACCACATTTGTAGTGTCGTTCAATACGTTCAATACTGTGGGCCTGTTACCTGCACCTGTCAGGACATAACTGAATGTACCGTCTGTAGTTGTAGCAGTTAGGGTGTCACGTACAGCAGACCACTCCCAAGCGTCTTCTACTTCACGCTTAGCATCATTGACTAACATGCCAATGAGCTTTGAGTATGCCGTAGCATCTACTGAAGGTACTTCCCTTTCACGTAGCCTACGGAGCACACTGTTTACCAATTCTAAATAAGTCATTACAACTCCTATTAAGCGTCTCTAGCTAAATCACCGCCAAAGCTATCCCAATCATTACCCGACCCATCTGCTGTAACACCTGTCCAGCCACCGTAGTCGGAACCACCTGTGTAGCTGTTACCAGAACTGTCAGTGTAATAACCAGAGTCTCCCCAGCTACTACCACCACCAGAGTTAGCCTGTTCCAATGCAGCTTGCATCTCTGCTTGTCTAGATGCTTCCTGCTCAGCCGCTACCCTCTCAGCAGACGCATTAACCCAGTAGTCTTGTGAGAACATTCCACCTTTAGGGATGATGTTTCCGTATGGGTCAAACATCTGAGCATTCTGTGCAGCCTGTACCTGTGCCATCATACCTTGATTGAATGATGGGTAAGCCGGACTAACCATTGGAGAGTAGGGGCTTTGTTTAGGTCCACTGTCGTTCAACCCAAAGATAGAGCCTACAACGCTACCAGCAGCCTTAAACAAGCTATCCTGTGTACCAGCCTCCTCTCTACGATACTCTTCAGTAGGGAGCCCACCAAGACGCTCTAGGGAATTCGTAGCCATGAGGTATTCTGGGTTAGCTAGAGCACGTTCAATCTGTTCCTCAGTCCAACCCTGTCTCAGTAGGTCACTGCGTAGGGCTTCTCTGTCAGACCAGTTGCTTAGTAGGTTGGGTATCCCGTACATGAGCCCCTGTCCCGCATACTGTCTACCTGTGAGACGCTTAAGCCTTGCTTCACGATCAAACTCTTCCTTAGTGAAACCTTGTGCTTGTGCGTCACTACCCTCGTATGGGTCTTTGTACGGCTCACCGTCACCACTGTCACTGACTTTCACAACACCTAAATCAGCTCCCTTGGTAGGGTCTACCTCTTTAGTTGTTTCCTTGTCCTTCTTAACAGGCTTGTCCATAAGCCCAGAGGTACCTAGTATACCACCCTCTCGTTGTCCTGCTAAGCGTTTGTAATAATCTACAAGGCTTTCATCTGCACCGATGTACCATGGTGAATAATCGGGCATAGGTGTTCTAGCCATCCTACTTACCTCCTAATTTAGATGCTATGTTCATCACGAAGTAGAAACTAAGGATGATGTTAAAAGGTTGTGTCAACGTACTCTCCATGAACAGTTTAACAGCACCTGCGTATTCCATAGCTGGAACGTAGTTTAGGAGGTAGCCACTGCCTGCGCTGACCAACCAAACAATTATAACAGAAACATAAGCAAAAGTCAATAGCAAAGCAATTAATCTTCGCACAGGACTCTGATGCTTAGTTTCCCTCATGTAGTCTAGCAGGAACTGAGCCTTCTCCTTGTGGTTCAGATCATCCAAACCACCCAGCTTACGTACAGCATCTATAGCTGTATCCTGCATCTTAGTGGAGCTGAATAGCCCCGCCAAGAATGTTGTAATACCTAAAAGCATAATGCCTCCTGTTAGTTGTTAAGCAGGGCAGCTAAGAAGCCGCCCGAAAGTAGGTGCAACTGCTTATCTAGGGGTATCTTGTTAAACAGCATCGATAAAGAACTTATTAAACCGAGATGTAGCGCCATCCTCGATTATTGCGTAAGTAAACATTATCTGATAGTTGGTGGCCCCGCTTGCACTAGCTCCAGATGTGTACAGGAGCTGGGCATTCTGTGAACTCAACTGATCTGGTGATTTAATATAGTCAGTTCTTATAGGGAACCACTTATGCTCGTCATAATCACTAGCTCCAAGAGATACTGCGTCTGAACCGCCTGTATCCCACGATAGTTTAAAACTAACAGTATCCCCCGGGGAGGCGCTTGTTAGCACTGTCATAGATACAGGGACAACCTGAATCAAACTATCTTCAAAATGGAAAAGCCTACTAAGTTGACCTATAGGGGCGGTTGTATTTGTTTGGCTTGCAGCTATAGTAAACAGTGGTGACGTATAACTCATAAATTTAATGTTATCGCCACGAAGTCCCCCCAATGTACCATATGCAGATGTCCCACCAGCACTAGCCCCGTCTGCAAACAAGATGAATGCGTTATCAGACCCTTCTCGATATATACTGGAAGTACTGATTATCTTAGGCTTGTTAGTAGTGACATCCACAATGGGAACACTTGTATCCACCCCCGGCCCATAAGTTGCAGTTATTACCGAAAAAGAAATATTGTTTACAGGAACGGTACCTGAAGTTTCAAAGAATCTTCCAGTAAAAGACCCCGTTGCAGAGCTTGCTACAAAGACACTATTCTCAAAAGATATGTTTTGCCCTACAATAGAAGAGTTAGAAATCTCTACAATACTATGCGAAAGCGTTGTTCGTCCGGGGCACTCCAATTTCACACCATCAAAGAATACATTGCGGCATTCATCGAGTTGTATTAATACCCTATGGTCCTCTGTAGCAGCAAAGACGCAATCCCTAAACCTAACAACAGTATCGTAAACATATAGCCACGCATCTCCATTATTAGCTCCCGGAGTAAACGAAGCATTAGCCACTTTTTCAAAAACACACCCTGTGATATTAACTTCACCTTGTCCGTTAATAGCTAAAGCCTGATTATTTTCGTGGAAACTGCATCGAGATACTGTGCCGTATGTCTCACCACCAAGTATCAAAGCTGTCTGTCCAAACTTATGGAAAGAGCACCCATCTATAATAAACGGGCTCGATTGTGCCGAGCTTTGCGAACTGGTGCCGCCACCTAATGTGCCGATAGCAATGCCAGTGTTTGCTACAGTCGAATCACCAGTTGCAAATACAATATTCTCGAATCTAAAGAAACTTAGATCACCGAGATCAATCAAGGTATCCGCACCAGAAGGTACAAAATACAAAGTTGATCTTTTAGTGTAGTCAATACTGGTTGAAGATTGACCAGTGCTATCCCCATGTAAGCTAATGAAACCATTAGTGCTAGTGGTTAGCGTACTAGTTATTTTAAACTGGCCGACTGGTACATAAACGGTAACCCCTAACGGCTCTGCGTAGTCAATCGCAGCCTGAATAGCCGCAGTATCATCCGTTACACCGTCACCAACGGCACCAAACTGTTTAACTGATATAGCCGTACCGGATGCTTGTGGTACGGCAATCTTGCCATTGGCCAAGGCAATCCCTGTGCCTGAGTCCTGAATGCGGTAGTCGCCTACAGATTTAACTTTA